GTGTTACAGGTAATCCTTGTCCTCCACGCTCGTCATTGCATGGCAAAATTGCACAGACACCATCATTAATACTTACAGTATACGGTCAAGTAGCAACGATTGGCGTGTGTGCTGTTAAGAATAGATATGGACCAGCAGATGCCAATGGTGGTTCACCAGTTTGGCTTATCTATGAACCAGCAAGTATGCAGATAAAGGATGCGGTGATTCAATGACATGGGAACTTAAGTTAGTA